CACATGATGATGATGCTGCGTAACGCTGAAACAATGAGAAAGAGTAAATCAAATCGCATTGTTAAAGAAGTACTGACAGCATGTATCAAGTTGATGAGTGATGAAATTACATCGTTCCAATCTGAAATGTCACCGGTGATGGATAATGAAAGTAGACAGTTCAAGAAAGGTGAACCATTGGTACCTATTGATATGACACAGATGGGTGATGACGGGTATGAAAAAGAGCAACAAGAAAAATGTCCTGCTATCAATGATGAATGTAATCATTATAGTTATCAACTTGATAATTGCGGTCAAGTAGCTATTGAATATTGTACTCATCCTGAAAATTCTAAGGATGAAGAAGGTAACTGTACATCATTTCTCTGCCCTTTATGTACTGAGGGAGGAGGTTAATATGGCTATTAAAATAAAAGACTTAGTTAAAAAACTTGAACAAAAAGATCAAGATGATGAAGTTGAATTCATCGTGGTTACAACTAAAGGTATGATGGTCTGTATGGATATTAAAACTCAAGCACCCAATACACTTAATTTATTAAAATTATTTAATAGCGGTGAACCTGAAAAAGTTCACCCCCTGAATGAAGGTGTTGACGGTACAGGCTCTGATGATGGGTGTTCGTGAACGCAGAGTCGAAAATTATCTTGATGATGAAGTCACTAAGCTAGGTGGTATCACTCGTAAATGGATATCACCTGGACGCGACGGTGTACCGGATAGGATTGTAATCAACCCTGTTACGGCAGAAATGATGATTGCAAATCTACGGAAATTAAAACCCGGTACATTAGTTGCTGATTTTCATCTAGTCGAAGTAAAAACGATTGACGGTGTTCTTGAGTTTCACCAAGGGCGTGAACATGACAGGCTTATTGAAGCCGGTGCACAAGTCGATACAGTCTACGGTGCAGCAGGTGTTGATGCCTGGATACGTGAGGTGTTGTTGAAGTGAGAGTCTTTGTAGCCTGTGAGTATTCAGGGCGGGTTCGTGATGCATTTATTAAAATGGGTCATGATGCATGGTCATGTGATTTATTACCAAGTGAATCATTCTTAGGCCCTCATTATCAAGGTGATGTTTTTGATATGTTAAATCAAGAATGGGATTTGATAATTGCACACCCACCGTGTACGGCACTCACTGTTGCAGGTAACAAATGGTACGGTGAAGGTCAGCCAAAATATCAGGAACGTTTAGACTCAGCTGCTTGGACTGAGAGATTATGGAACGCATGTAAAAAAGCAGCTAAGAAAGTGTGTTTTGAAAACCCAGTAGGTGTGCTTGCAAGACTTACATCAATACCGAAAGCTAGTTACATTCAACCATATTGGTTCAGTCATCTTGAGCAAAAGAAAACAGGACTACATCTTTATGAATTACCTGAGTTAAAAGAAACTAATAATGTTTATGATGAAATGATGTTACTACCAAAGAGAGAGAGAGAGAGAATGTTTCATTTACCTCCATCAAAAGACCGTTGGAAAATTCGCTCAACTACATACTCAGGTGTTGCAGATGCAATGGCAGAACAATGGGGTGGTTTCTATTAAATGTCTGATCTCCTAACCCCGCAACAACTCCATGACTACCAGAAACAATGTGTCATGCATCAATTAACACACGATGACTCGATGCTATGGTTAGGTATGGGTTTAGGTAAGACCCCTATCACACTGACTACCATCGTTGACAGAATGCGTGCAGGTCAGGTGAAGAAGACCCTCATCTTTGGACCACTACGAGTGATACAAGCTGTGTGGGCACGTGAGTCACGCAAATGGGGGCACACTAAACACCTTCGATTCAGTATTATGCATGGTGCTAAAGAGAAACGTGCACGTGCACTCTTTGCTGATGCTGATATCTATCTCATCAACTACGAGAATATGAACTGGTTAGCAGAGCAGCTTGATCATTATTACATCAGCCAGAGTAAAGAATTACCATTTGATATGGTGGTCTATGATGAAGTATCAAAGCTGAAGAACAGCACCACGCAACGTATGAAGGGGGGTAACCGTGATCGGAAAGATAGACGCGGTGAAACTTATAAAATTAAAATAACGGGGTGGCGTAAACTTATCCCTCATTTTAAATATCGAACTGGCCTCACTGGTACACCTGCATCTAATGGTTACCTTGATTTACATGGTCAGTTTCTGGCAGTTGATGGAGGTCAACGCCTCGGTGAATTTGTTACCCATTATAAAGACAGTTACTTTATGAGTGATTATAGTGGGTGGAAGTACACACCGACTGAATTAGGTAAGCAATGGATTGAACATCATATCAGTGACATCACTATTAAAATGGATGCACGTGACTATCTTGACTTACCTGATTGTCAAGTAACAAATATGATGATTGACCTCCCCGCTTCAGCACGTAAAGCATATAAAGAAATGGAAAAGAAAATGTTCACTCAGCTTGATAGTGGACGTGAACTTGAAGTGTTTAGCCGGTCATCAGTATCAAATAAAACACTTCAATTCTGTAATGGTTCACCTTATCTCAGTAGTGAGTCATCAGAATATGAAATACTACATGATGCAAAACTTGATGCACTTGAAGAAGTGCTTGAAGAAGCAGGTGGTTCACCGGTGTTGTGTAGTTACACATTTGTAGCTGATGCTGAACGTATCATGAAACGGTTTAAAAAGTATCGTCCAATTAATCTAACTGATACACCATCAAAAGATACTGAAACTGTCATCAATAAATGGAACCGTGGAGAAATTAAATTACTCGTTGGTCATCCTGCATCAATGGGGCATGGTGTGGATGGTCTGCAGGATTCAGGTCACATTGTAGTATGGTTTGGTTTAAATTGGTCACTGGAATTGTATGAACAAATGAACGGGCGTATTGATCGTCAGGGTCAGAATCACCCAGTATCTGTCATCAGAATCTTATGTAATGATACGATTGACTTAGCTGTTGCTGATGCATTGGAACGTAAGACTGATGACCAGGAAGGGTTAAAAGCTGCGTTGCAACGATATCGTGATGGGTATACTAATAATGATTTAGATGTAAACTTTTTTTGAGGTAACTACAATGGGCTTATCATCAAACAGTGGGGCCGTGCTATCAGATGATAGAATTTATCGTTATGTACTTTGGCGTAGATGGGAACAAAATAAACCGTATGTATTATTTATTGGATTGAACCCTTCTACAGCAGATGAAACTGAAGATGATCCGACAATTAGACGTTGTAAAAATTTTGCTTCTGATTGGGGTTATGGTGCTGTATATATGACGAACCTGTTTGCTTTTCGTGCTACCAAAAGAAAAGATATGTTAATCTGTGATAAACCAACAGGTATTGATAACGATAGATGGTTACAGGAGTTAGCTAGAAATGCCGGTTTAATTGTATGTGCATGGGGTGCTGCTGGTAAACATTTACGAAGAGATGACTATGTAGTAAATTTATTATCAGGTTATAAATTAATGTGCCTCGGAACTAATAAAAACGGAACACCAGGTCACCCACTTTATATAAAAGCAGATAAAGAATTGGAAATATTAATTAATAATGAAGTTAACTTTTTTTAGACACTCTCACAGCATTATGCTGAGATGTTTTGATAGCGCGACCTTGTTCTTCTGCTTTAGATTTACCATCATCACCCGTGTAACATTTACCACTGTCACCATATTTGTAACCGGGTTTACCGTCATCTGTGCATTGTTTAACTGGCATAATTATTTATTAAAATGTTCGATTACCCACATTAAACCTGTTACCACACCGGTACCAATCGCACCCCATTTTAAACACCAAAGCATGAACCCTTGTACACCTTTACCAATACGTGCAGCACCTTGAACATCTTTATGAAGCTGTATGATTGCGCTGGTACCTTCAACCACTGATGATACTGATTCAGTTAATTTAGAAATAGATTTGGTATTTGCTTCTTGAGCTTCGATTAGTTTATTAAACTTCGCAAACGTATCGTTCTCATGTTTTTCAATTCTTTCTTCTAAACCCTGGAACAACTTTTCATTACCACCCATAATTTACCCCTGTTATTATTCACGTATTTTTTTGAATCTAAAGTTACCATCTTTAATTTCTGAATTACATTGTAAAAGTTTCACGACACAAGTACGCGGTGTGTCATCTTCTGTGCGTTCAAATGTTTCCATCGGTAGAGTCAAAGCACCGTCGGGTTTTCTATCTACATCACCAGTACTACTACAACCCGAAACCCATATCAGTGAGCTTAACATCAGCACAACCAGTTGCATCTTTTGCAATGTAAATCTTTTTAATTTTGTCACGATAAATCACCTTCTTTTTTTCACGCCACTTGATAATTTCTTTCACTGCCACTTTATCTTTAGCAACAGCTTCATCTTTTTTATCAGCTACTTCAGCCTTGTGAGCATTATAACCCTGCTCCCATACTTGAGTGTGACCCCACTTAATGAAGCCAACGACAATGATGAGCACAACTAAATAAACATATAATTTATTCATGTTTCGATTTCTCTCTGTCACGCCACATGTATAGAATACCGGTAACAGCTATACCGTATTCTGCTAACCCACCTGTTATTTTGCCAAACCATAACATTGCATGAAACGCAATCAATGATCCTACAACAAGTTTAAGTGTCGTTGATTCTACTAGTTTATCAATCATCACGTTCACCCCATTTAATCAATATATTATGAAACCCATTAGGATTAACTAAATTATAAAACTCTTTGATAGAATTACGTGAATTAGTCACCATGTTACCAAGGTACTTATCACCAAGACCAATACAACCAATGACATCTTTTTCATAATTCGCGGTATGAATGAGACAAGCGAATCGTTTAGAATCACTCTCTTCATAATGAGTAATACCCATTTCATCATTAACCATACAGAGTACATCACCATCTTTACCATACTCACCGTGGGGTACCAGCTTATATTCACCTGAAGGAATACAAGATATCTCAGACGTATTATTTATCCAGGGTTTCTCAACGGTGAAGAATTTTTTATCATCGACAGTGAGAACACCAAACGTACCTTTGTCAGTTGATGTGAATCGCTTTAATAGAATATTCATTTAATATACTCCTTTATCCTAGAACGGATACCCTGATATTTCTGTCATAGTATTAACATTATATGTTCCAGCCGCCATAGCAAGTTGCAAAGCAAAACCGTTTAAAGTATAAGTCCTAGCAGATGGTGCACCGTCCGTAGTTGTTGAGCTAATCGTAGATATTATTCCACCTGTTTTACCAACAACTAGTATATCAAAAAATCCATTCCCTGCACTATCGCTACCATGTATTTTAATATATGCAGTAGAATCACTCGATAAACCGCTAGTAACATCAGTAACTATTGTTGCCGCTGTGGTTATTCCTGTTGCTCTTTGAGAAACTTTATTCCACGAATCTTGGATTATTCCGGTCTGACTAATACGCTGATACCCTGATTGCGTAGAATTGACAGCCGTTACTGTTCCTAAAACCTGCAAATTCGTATCTAATAATAAATTAGCAAACCTTGCATCATGGTGAAAACTACCTGAATTAATAACGCCATTAGGATACACTCCGCTTAACATGTCAGTGCTAGACGTTAATGTTTCATCAACGTAAGCATTAGTTATAGATAAAAGACTTGCACCATTAAGAATAACACTATGGTCACGGCAATTTGTTTTATTGGCCCTGATGAAATTTGTATATCTAGCGGCATATATTCCATTAATAATTACACCATTCGAGCTATCAATATCAAATGTTGAGCCTGTTTCACCGGCAGATCTCCCTGTAAAATGCCCGCCATTAACAATTAAATGATTAGCAGTCACAAGCGTTGACCCTGTTGTTCCAACCCTAAACATTGCTCTAGTCGATGCGGAGGTTAGATAAGGCACGTCCTCGCTATAAGCATCCGTTACCGTTATATCTTGACATTCTTTTGCTATGTCTAGACCATAGTTGTCAATCTGCTCAAATAAGCACTGATTAAACCTTATGCCAATGGACGAACCATTGAAGTGTACGCCTTCTGGTGATCCGAAATAAGTACATTGAGTCCACACGTCCGAGGTTTCATTTGCTCCAAAATACTGTGCGCAATAAGTATTTCCTTTCATGAAAATATTTTCAAAACGATTATTAATTGTACCTGTACAAGCTATAGGAACATCAAAATCCTCAATACCAATATTGCTGAATCTTGAATAAATAACACCGTCTAAATTTAATGCGTACCGACTATTTGAGTTTCCTACGATATATAAGTTTTCGATTGATATATGAAACAGAAAGCCCGGGTCTGTGCTTTCTGATGTATCATAACTGAAAGCAAACAAGTCAGTATTTGCAACGGTTGGAGCGAAGGTGATTGTTGTCGCTTTTGGATTTCGCCCAAACCCACCATTATACTGAAACCCAGTTATGCCAGATATTTGAGAACCATCATGCACATTTAAACTATCAGTTATTAAATAATTCCCTCCTGTAAATTCACAGACATTATGCGTTAATAACGCCACGTCTAAAGCATTTTGTGCCTCTGTTGTTTCATCTGTTGTGCCATCTATGCCGAAAACACCAAACCATTTAGCATTGATATAACCAGAATAATCACGAACTATACCTATAGTACCATCACCCCCATCAGGGATACCAACTGTACCCCAGTATGCGCCACCATCAGCTACATAAGTTCCAGGAGTTGAATTATATTTAATTGTAAATGCACCACCATCATCAGAAGTAGAGAATACTTTACGACCTGCATCAGCAGAAGTTAAAGGAAGTGCCGTTATTTTAGCCTTTGTATCACGAACATACCCTGACTTCAATGTACCTGTTGCTTCAAAAGCGTCGTCATCATCAACAACTGTTGCCATAAACGCAGATACAGGTACGCCAGTTACACCTGCTGATATTAAAATATTACCAGACGCATCAAAACCGAGGAACTTACTCGCACGTGTAATCGCATCATCATCAATGGTAAAATCACCATCGAGATCAATCTCTTCAGATAACCGGACTGCTCTACCCGTAGCATCTTCTAACTGCTGTATTAAGAATGTCAGTTTATCAAGCGCGTTTTCATGAATGTCAGGAAAGAAAGAACCTTGACTGGATATTGCTGTTTTTTGAGTCTGTTTGTAATCAGAGCGAATGTACCATTCATAGTCGATTGGCAATGCACCTGCAACACGAGTAATGATACCGCCTGCATCATCACCAATACCTGCAACTGTGTAATCAGTATCAACGACTAATGTTGTACGTACACCTGCATCATCAGTTTCAAATACTTTTAATTGAGTTTTATCAGTGACTCGGAATGTATAGGAAAATGTACTGGAAACACCATTACCTGGATATGGTCCTGATGTGATGTTTGTAGAATTAACAGTCATAATACAACCTCAATAGTTTGTATAAGTTTATCACCGCTTAGGCCCAAATAACAATTGGTGGGTGGTGAATTCTTCACCTTCCTCAAGAACATCAAACAAATGCTCACCGGTTGCCCAGGCTTGATTCATTCCGGGAATACCTAAAGTAGCACCAATGAACTTAGTTGCACCTTTAATCTGACCCTTAGTGATTTCTTCATCGGTGAAACCACGTGTAATTAGTTCAGGTAATGTACGAGTACCCTGTTCAATAATAGACTGTAATGGTGAAATATTGTAACCAAATTGACCTGTTGTCGCACTTGCTATATCACGAACAAATGGGATGGATTGAACAGGGTACATTGCTACCTGGGTCAACATTTTTTGCAAACGGTCATCTTCATCTTCAGGTTCACCCAATTCACCCCGCATTATCATCTCGAATATCACAGGAATAGTGAATAAAAACATTACTTTAGCAGCAACATTTGTAGTGGAATATCTACCAGTTTTAGCACCTTTTACCAAGTCACGTTCCATATTCCACAATGAACTGAAGAATGTCATGAACATGGTGAACATGCGCCCAGTCTCAGCTTGACCGCGCATGATGCGTGCCATATCTTTAGTGGCACCAGAACCCTGTACATTTTCAATAACCCAATCAGCATACTGGAATGAACGAGCCTCATCACCCCAGTCTTTCATACCCTTAATATAAGCAGCGTGCCAACTCGGTAAATCCACCATGTAGGTCTGAATCAGTGCAATGTGTTTCATTGATGCTTCTTGAGCAGCAGCTAAAATACCACGCTTACCTTCAATCCGTTTCATTGCATTTTTGATTTCACGATCCATTGTCTGGGTACGATGCTCAAGCACTTGTGAATTCTCAACTGCAAAATCCCATGCCTGTTTAATAGTAGTAGTACTTCCTAATATACTGCGTAAGGATTGCATGACATTACCTAAACCCACCTCAGCAACTGTATTTGACATACCACTAATTTGAATAATACCGGTGGATGCTTTAAAACCCATTGTTCCCAGTGTCACACCGAAACGTAGCTTACCTAACATATCATCCCAGAACATCTTCGTTGGTGCTTCACGACCGTCTTTAGCAATATCATTCAACCATGGTCTGAGTTGTGCATACTCTTCAGGACCTAGTTTCTCTTTGATTGTTTGAGCAACCTGCTTATTACGGGTCAATCGGTTGACCTCACGCACAGCATCGTGGTGAGTGATGTAATGAATTGTTTCCTGGAAATGAGCAGGAACCACATCAAGACTCAATCGAATTGGTGCATAATAACCGGTACGCTCATTCGTAGCACCTGTATTTACTGATGCCTGGATACTTGCATTGTTGCTGAACATTGATTCAGTCTCAGCATTCAATTTATCTTCATTCAATGCTGCACGTTGATCACGATTAGGATCATATTTAACTGGGTAATATCCACCTTTGAGTTTAATAACCTCACCATCAACAGTAACATCAAGCGGTGTCGCTTCAACCTTCGGTGGTGTCAGTCCAGTGGTGCGACGATGTACTTCAGCTAATTGCGGATATAGAGTATCCATCTGATCCCAAATCTTTTGAACCAACTCCCAGTCACTTTTTGTCATACGTGACAATACAGCTTGTAACTTAGAATTATCGAACGCAATTTCAGCTTCAATATCAGGATTAGCCCAACCTTCACCGAGTAACATCTTTTTCAAATTACTTTGATTACCTGTATTCAATGCGACTGCAAGGATCTGATGACCATATAAATTATCATCAATTTCAGGAATGTAGTTTTTCTGGTTATGACGTTTACGGTCTTCTTTGCTACGATTTTCAATCGCATCCATGACCGGCTTACCGGCTTCTTCCCACAATTTAATTTCAACATTGTAAGCATCGGTGAACGGTTGTATCATGATTTGATGACTAATACCTGCACGCTCACCACCATCTAACCATGATGCCAACATAGGGATCTTAGTCATTTGAGCCATAAACCAGCGACCCCACTTACGACCTTCAGCCACATCAGCACGTTTACTGACAAACCGGGTTTCGACTTTCTCATTCATACTGGTGATCCAACGATCAACCAATTTGTTGAAGTCAATTTCTTCTTGCATCCGGGTCAGTTTATTTGCATACCGGGCAACGTGCTCAATGTTCTTCACAGAATCATTGATACCCTGTAAATCTGAGAAAGGTACATTTTTCCAATGTGTTACAAAGGATTCATTTAACACAGCATTTGTTAGCACCAGAGCATCACCTGCTTCACCGTTACGTTCAGCCATCCAAGTATTGAGACTTTCAATTTCTTTAAGTGTGGCAACTTTTCTGAATTCAAAGCGACTGAGTATTTTAACAATCTGATCCCAATAACCCCCTTCAGCTTTCATGATTTCTTCACGTACTTTCTTCTTATTGTAACGTGCCATACGGTCAACAATTTTTACAGTGTCATTTTTCGCATTGGTCGCAGCCATACCGAGGTAATAATTCATCACCTGACGCATTTTCGCACTCGCTGCACCCTCACGATTCCCTTCGGCTAACATAGCAGCTGATTCCTGTGCTGCTCTTATTTCAGCTTTACGGTACTTGCCTGGATGAATCTCACGGAATGACAACTTAGCAATATTAGTAGCTGCTAAATCTTTAATAGTGTTACGTTCAATCGTGGGGGCATTGGTACCTTTAGCAAGTGTCTTCAATTCAGCAAGAATTAATTTACCGCGTTCTTCATTTCGCACTGCTTCATTAGCTTCTTGATCAATGGTACCATCGGTGAGGATATCACCATGACGGTCAATCATACGTTTTTCAGCATTAGTCTCAGCTTGCACTTTGATATTCGGTGCAGTGGTTAAATCATGCAGCATTTCAGAACCTGATTTATAACCGAAGAATGCAGCAGCTTCATCTGGATGAACACCTTGCTGACCTTTCGCAGTCATATTGCGTAATTCAGGAGGTATGACAACTGATTTACGATCGAGTTTATCTGTCTTTTCTTCACCTGCCATTTCTTTAACAGTGGCATGGTCAAGTTTCATATCACCATCGCGTAGCCGGGTGCGAGTCAAATAGACCTGTTGTTTATTCAGGCTTTCAATCTCTTCATCAATGATGTCCTGCTTTTCTTCCTTCCACCAGGCTTTCGTTTGCCGGGTAAGCTGCTTGATGATTTTGTCACGGAGCGTTTCAGACTGTACATCTTTCACTTTTTCTTGACGCTTTTGATAATCGACAAATTCTTCTTCAGTCATTCCTGCCATAGCAGCATCAGTAAACATCGGTTCCACTCGTGCACGTGCCTCTGCTGCTGTGATTTGTTCTTCAGTTGCTAACAGACGATCAAACACTTGGCGCATTTCAGCATCAAGTTTCACATCAAGCTGACCGCGTAGAGCTTGATAAATGCGTGATAACCAACGTGCAAATGCTCTGAATGCATTACGTAATTCAATTGATGGTGCTTTACCTTCCATGAGGTAAGTTTCAAAACCACGTGCAAATTGTTCATGCACTGCACGACGTATTGCAGCATCTTTGTCTTTGATACCAGTGGTACCTTCATCAAGGAATGCGATTACATCTTCAGGGGTGATTGAACCTTCTTTTATTGTTGGTCGATCTACTGGTTGTTCAAATACTTGTTCCCCTTTTTCCCAGTAACCGAATTCATTTATAGAATCACCATTAGTAAATAATTCTTTAGCATTAACAGTTTTAGAAATTATTTTATACTCACCATTTAAAGCACTTTCACCGTGTTCTTTTGCGTAAGTTTTACTTAAAGTAACCCAATCTCCAGTATTAATTTTAACGATTGCTACAGGTTCATCTTCCATTTTACGAAGTTCTTCACGTGTTTCCCATGCATTGTCATACCATGCTGAACCATCTGATATACCCGGTGGTAAAGTCCCACGCTTTAAATACGCATCCATTTCTTTTTCAAGTTGATTAAGAGTTTCTTCACTGGTTTTTACATGAGGTACAGCACGATACATTTTCACTCTAGCATTTGGTTTACCTCTTACTGATTGAATAACTGATATGCTTTCACGATCAGCTTTATCTTGTCCTGTACCATAAAAACGTAACCCTTCAGAACTATAAATATCATCAGGATATACATCACCTTCTTTAGTTACATCATATAATGGTGCATCTTCTTCAGGTCCTGGTGCTTCATGTTCACCGCGATAATCAGCTTGTTCCAATTGCTTCAGAGCATCAAAGTCTTCACCCAGGTAACTGTTCGCCTCTTTAGCAACATCTTCAGCATTACGCTTGTACCAGCTGTTGATGCTCTGTAGCATCTCGGTATCACCGTTGACTTCCATCTCATACATGAAATGTGCGAACTCATGTAGGAATGTTGAAAGATCAGCAGCGTCAGTCAGACGAATGATACTATTAACCGGATCATAATAACCGCGTGCTTCTTTTTCTTTGTCTGGACGTTGGAATAATGCTTTAGCTTCATCAAATGTAGTCAAATCAATTGTTTCACTAATATGTCTTTCTTCAGTAGTAATGACACCGTCATATCCATCAGTAATTAACGCGAGACTTAACTTCTTTCCTGTTTTACCACCATATTGTTTTGATAAAGTCTCTTTCCACTTGATGCCATCTGCGGGTATAACTAGTGGATTTCTGAAAGTTAATTTACCGCCTATCCAATTACCAGTGACTTCAGCAGCACGTTCTTTAGATGCAATATTCACAAAACGTGCTGCTGGTTCAAAATCACGACCGAAAGGGTCACCTTTTGATGGTTTACCGAAAATGGTAGTAGCTGATTCAGTATTATGAACAAAATTAAATGTAACTGGTTTACCTGTCTCAACTAAATCAACATCACCTTCATTTTTTAATTCAACAGGCTCAGTAGGTGCTTGAAACAAAACCTCTTCAAATTCTTCTTCAAGCTTTGTTGCTGTATTACTTTCAAATACAATAGCCCAGTTAAGATCTTCGACTAAAATACCGTCATGACCCATCTCAATAAATTGTTGACGTTTCTCAATTACTTCCTCATGAGTAATACCATCAGTCACACTTTCAAATGCTTCGGCACTGATAATGAGCGGATTGTTTAATGTGAACTCATGAACACTTAATTCAGGTCCATGACGCGGTGCATTACCTACATCATCAGCTGATAAATAATGACCGAAATGTGTAGATGGTGTTCTGGTAGGATCGATGTCATCAAGACGTGCATCATCAAATGATGTGAAATCAGCAAATGACCGATGGGTAAATGTTACTGACTCACCTGATTTTGCTCGGTTGAATTCGACCAGAGCTTGTTTGTCAGTTCTTGTTTTCGCTCGTTCGATAGTTTCTTGCTGGGTAGCACGCGCTTCAGCAGTGACGGCTTCTTCTCGTCTGTCACGTTCAAGTTCTCGTCTAATCGCTTCATCTTCAGGTACCTCTACTTCGGAAACGTCACCGTCAGGGTCGAACCCTTCGGGAGATCGAATAGCTGATCCAAGTGGCTGTTCCCCTCTTGGGGCGCGTTCACCTGCTTCTTCTCGTCTGACTTTTTCACTTTTGAGTTTTTGGTCTGCGACATCTTTTGTTTCTCCTATACCAACGGTGATATTCAGACCGTTGAGTGTAATGGTTGTACCATCCGGTTTTGTCGCGGTGATAACAGCAGTAGTTAGTTTCTCAATTGCTTTATTAACAGCTGATTCTACTTCTTCTTGTGTTTCACCGAGTACGTAAAATTCATCCCCAGATATATGATAAGAAAATTCAGTCTCATCTTGTATTGCATCTGCTACAGCTTGCAGCAGTGCATCACCGTGATCTGGACTAAGATTATCATTAATCCACTTGAGACTATCAGCATCAATAGAGGCGATTACAGGTGCATCTTCAACTTCGATGTTAAATGACCGGCGACCTTTGATACCGGTCAACTCATGTTTCAATAATTCACTGATGAGTTCTTCACGACTCATCTTATCGAACAATTCTCTGGCCTTACTGCCTTTTAATTTCCTGCGTTGTCTAACAACATCCTGTCCTTGTATTGTAGCACGTTGTTCCACAGGTGCAACATCTTTAGGTGTATAGAACATTGTTTCACTGATTTCAAGATTCTTATTTTTACCTTTATTCTCAACAAAACCTAAACTTTTATAGAACTTCTTTAATCGAGCAACAGTACCACCGAAGTCTTTACTCGGTGATAAAGCAACTGTCTTACCATTCGCATCAGCCCAGTCAATAACGCGCTGCATTGCAGCTGTACCGACACCTACTTCACGCTGATCTTCAGGGACTATAATCTTGTCAAGTATGACGACATCACCTTCACCGCGCAAACTGACATCAACCCCTTCATCACGAAGTGACTGTTGTAAATCGGTAGTAGTGATATCTTGTTGCTCAAGTATCAGTTCACCCTCAAGACGTGCACGCTCACCGGTTGCAGGACCTTCAATCACTAAACCTGAATCCTGATAAACCTGTTGTACTGTTTTACCCTGACGACGTTCTTGAGTAGTCTCCCAGGCAGGGACAATCTGAGCCATAATTGATGCATTAGCCGGTGTCACAGTTCCAGTGTCAATCAACTGGTCACGAAC